AGAATGATAAAGATTTAAATGCCAAAGAAGAAAAGCCTGAAGAGAAAGACGCTTCTGAAGATAAACCAGAGGATGATACCGAAGATAGTGATGAGGAAGAGAATAGCGGAGAATATAAACCGGAAGATGATACTGAAGGAGTTAGTAATCCTGAAGACGAAGCCCCTAGAGAAATAGATTTGAGAGAAAAAAAGATTAGACAAGAACTTTTTTTTATATTTAAAAATATTTCTAATTCTGTTGAAGAGTTGACAAACCTTATTAAAGAAAACTATAATACTATTAGAAATAAACTTGGAGATAGAACTTATAATATTTTTTTAGAATCTTTGACTAGAACAAGAGAAGATATAGATTTTTTATTTTTATATAAATTTCGAAAAGCTTCGATTAATGATCTCAACATACTAGCTTCTAGCTTCTTTGCGAAAATTAATTTTATAAAAGAATTACTAAAAGATATTGGAGATGAAAAATAATAATTTTTTTGTTTATTAAAAGGAAACATATATATAAATTAACCCTCACAAAAAATAAGGATAAAACATGATAACATATGAAAACACAAAACTTAATGTTCCTAATGATGGTGCAAGTCAAGTAATCAGAGAAGTAAATGATTATTTTACATCAAATAGAAACATTTCAACTTTAGGTCGTAGTTATTTTGATAATATTCTTTCAGATAATGTATTATTTGAAGAATATACAAATGCTATTTCAGAAGGTATTGAAGCTGACCATCGTCCTTTATTCGAACAGCTTTTAAATAACAGTAGAGTAGATACAATGCTTAGCGAGGAAGGAAGCATTGGTGCTATCGCTTCTCTTCAAGGTTCTTTATTAAGAAAATTCTTCCCAAGATTGGTTTTGAAAGATTCTATGCCAATGGAAGTCGCTGAAAAACCTAATTTCTGGATTCGTTATTCGATTCCTTACTATGTTGATAGCCAAGGAACAAGATATCAGCTTCCTAAATATACTAGGGATGCATTTATTAATGGACAACTCTCAGCCGGAGCAGGATTATTACCTATCTATTCAGGATTTGTTTCAGTCCCTGAATTAGACTATATTAATCTTTTTACTGGTAAAGATGAAAATGGCGCTGCTGTAACGGCTGGCAATTTCTCTTCTTCAGAAGGCGGTAACTTAGCTACATTAATGAGTGCAGCAGTTGCTAAAGCTGGTGAATTTGATAAATTAGATGCTGATTTCTCTGTTGCAAAAGTAAGAGTGAGCTTGAACAATGGTTATACTGCTAATGATGGTGCTACACATCTTCATGCGGCAGATACTTTGATAGATGTCGATGCTCATTTTAAAACAGATATCAACGGAACTGTTTATGGAGTTATTGATTTTTCTCTTCCTACTTCTGGTGATATCGATAGTGTTAGTCTTGGAAGTGGTTATACAGTTACTAATCCTACTTCTATTACTAGTGGTGCGGTTGCCTATACCGCTGCCGGTGGTGGTTTTACAGCAACTGTAAGTACTGAAAGAATTTTAGCGACTGTTATTGGTCGAGTTAATTTCCAGAATTCAGTTCTTAATTTAGCTGTAAGTGGTTCTAGCAAAGTTGTCGCTGCTTCTTTTGAAGGCTATGTATCTAGTGTCAATAATAATTTTGGTGGTGGAACAGAATTTGATATTGATAAGAGAGAAGTTATTATTGGAGCAGGAGAACACATCAATGCGGCAATTCCTGTTGAGTATTTAAAAGACTTGATGGCTCTCTATAATATTGATGGTCATATTAAAACAGTCGATCTTATGTCTATTTATATTGCTCAGAAAACAGAATTTGAAGCATGGAATTTCTTGAAGAAATCATACATTACTAATAAACTAGGTTCTGCTTCTGTTGGTTATGCTTATCAATTCGATGTATTCCCTGCAAGAGAGTACGCTGGAAGACCACAGGAATGGTTAGAAGAGTTGAAGAGAATTATTGATTATGCAGCAATTAAAATGAGAAACGATTCTTCATATCCTGGTGGTACTTTTGTAGTTACTGGTAATCCTCTTGATATAGCTTTGGTTAAGAATGTTACTTGGAATTATCGAAGCGGTTCTAATGTAGAAAAAGAAGGTGTTGATGTTAACTATAGTTTAGGTTCATATCAAGGAGCAAACTTCTTTAATGTAATTTCAAGTGAAAACATTCCTCAAGGTGAAATAAGAATATTCTTCTATCCTAATGATGAAGAACAAATGACTTATAAGTATTATGCTTATTCATATAACGTCGAGAGTGGTTACAGAGACCCTAAAAAGCCAAATGTGCCTTCGATCATGATGACTAAGAGACATACTTTTGAAGAATTCACTCCACTTCAAGCAGTAATCACAATTACTAATAATAGTGGTCAGTTACCTCCAAGAAGTTAATGACCTTATAAAAGCCTCTTAATTTTAAGAGGCTTTTCTATAGCAAAAGGAAAAAAATGGAAAAATTAGAAGAAAGTAACATTATAAAAGATGATGATAAAATCAAAAATTTTAATTCCAATATTGAAAGGATAGTTTCTAATCTTGTAAGAGATAATTTAAATGTAAAAGAAATTGAAAGTCTCAACAATCTTATAGAATCGTTCTTTAAATTTAAAAAGTTTTTTACAGTAGTAGTTTATAATAATAGAAATAGTGGAATTAAAGAGTATAGCGTTTATGATCGCAATAGTGAGAGAGGACTACTTTCAGAAATAGCTCTCATACAGATATTTAATTACAGCGAACTAATAGAGGATCTTGAAGAATATTTGAAAAATAAAAATGTTTCAGATAAAGAGCCTATAAATGATATCTTAGATTTTGAATTCAATAATAAAGTTGGTTTTGCTTTATTTCTTAATTATGATTATATTTTTAATAGAGCTAAAAATGCTTTTACTGTTAAGGAAATTGTTTTCATAATACTCCATGAAATAGGTCACATTATAAATCTCAAGATTTATCTTAATGTATTGAGAAAATATTACACTTATAAAATAAATCGCAATTTCTTTTTTAAAGCGATAAATAATATTTATGATATATTTAATTTAGACTTTAGAGATATCTATAAAAAATATTTTAAGAACAAAAAAGATGAAACTGTTGAATATTTTTATAGTGAAGCTGGCGCAGATTTTCTTCCTATACAATTTGGTTATGGAAAAGTTGCTTCAGAATTCTATAAGAAACTAGAGGCTATAACCGGAAATAGCGATAGTTATTTTAGGTCTAGAAAAGTTTTTTTAAATGATATACTAAAGAATGAAATCTCTCAAGAAACAAATCCATCTCGTATTAAATATATTGAAAATGTATTAAAAAAACTTTAAAATAAAAGAGTTATTCTAATTAGAATAACTCTTTTTTTTTTAAAAGAATGGAATTACTACTTTATTATTAGAACCATTTTCTCCTGTATTGCCAGATTGATTGACTAAAGGATTATTTTTATAATCAAAGTTACTAGAATTAAAATCATCATATACTGTCTGAGAAGAAAGTTTAATCTTATCATAGAACTCGGTTGACTTAACATACTCTTTCGCCTTATCTGTTATCTTTGTACCTACATGCATATTACAAGCAAAATTCTGTTCCAATTCGTTATTAGAATGATCACCAGCAGAATAATTGAATTTATCAAGGTCAATAACTTTTGGAAACATAGCTGTAAATAAACAAGAGAACTCAATAGAGTTTGCTCTACTATCACCATAATTTGAACCAATTCCAGGATTTGTGATAATATATAGCATTGAAACAGAGTAATATTTTATTCCATGTTTAGATAGAGAGTAGAGACCTGTTTCAGGATCTCTAATAGCTGAAACCCATTTACTAAACTCTTTCGTATATGGAACACCACTGAACTCTTGAAAACGCAAAGTAATTTCATTAATGTTTTTACTTATTTCAGAAGGATATTGATGCTCATTTGTGGTAAATCCTCCTTGTACAGAGCTTGTTCCTAATTCGATTCTAGGAAGACCATTAACTTCTTTAAACGTTCTTTCTAATAAATCGAAAAAATCTGGTTCTAAGCCAATTTCACTAGTTAATAGCTTACCTGTATAGAACTTTATAAAACCATAACCAGTTATATACGGATCAGCTATCTCTTTTATTTTCCCATAACCAGTGTTAAAAATACTGTTTTTAATAGCTGGATAGGATTGAAAGAAATCTGTCATAATTTTCCTCTTCTAATTTATTATAAAATCTAAAATTATTTGTTCTAAGAACTTAGGAGAATACAATTCAACTCTAATTCTTAATTTTTTTCTATTCATATCGTAATCAGAAGCATATACCGTAATCTTACTTTTACTTCCATAAGCTTTCTTTAAAATTTCTGAATCAAGAATATTATTTAGTTTAGTAGATAACTCTGTTATTGTTTCTGGTTGAGAAATATCTTCATATTTAAATTCACTACTAGCTAATTCAAGCTTTCTAATAAGTTTAAGTAAGTTTCTTACAGTAGGAATATCAGACAAAGGAGAAGACTTTAATTGAGAAGTAAGTTGTGTTTCGAAATAAGTCGAATTATTATCTTTTAAAGCATAATTAACTTTGTTCTTATAAAGTTCTTCTTGTTGATTTTCATTTGGAACGAAAGAAACATTCATATCTTTACTTCCTAAGTAACCATACTTCAAACCAGCTACTGCTTTGTATGTTCCATAGGTTAAATCATTGTCTATTATTTTCTTAACTGCATGATAAGTAGAAGATACTTTCATTCTTTTATTAGTTACTCTACTAATTTCTTCAAAACTTTGAGCGTATCTACAAAGTCTAAACGAATCAGAAGGATAACTCGATAACAGAGCCGATAATTTTGCTGGATACATCTTTGAATCTTCGGTAGATAATCCAAAGATACCAAAACAATCTTCTCTCTGCTTAATAAGGTTAACTATAGCATTTCTAATCAAAATACTTTGATTACTATCAGATACCAAATCTACTTGTAATAATCTCTTATTTAGAATATTTGGATCAATCAAACCGAGATAGCCATTTACAATTTTATTTACTCTTTCATTTGTATCATCATCCCAAGCTCCAGAATCGCCATTTTTCAAAATAAAATTAAAATCTTTAATGCTATAAGAATATTCTGGAATAACTAAATCTTTCTCACTGCTATTAAGAGAAGTTACTACTACTTGCTTATCTAAACTAAAATGAGAAATATTATAATCAGTTCCATTCTTTGTGACTAATTTGTTTTCTTCAAACAAAGGAAGAAGATCTATGGAAATATCTTCTTTATCACTTAAGATGTTTGTTAATATAGATAAAACTTCAACATAACCATTCTTACTCTGATTATTATACTGACTGTTATACAAAAAATCAACAAGACTAGGATTTACAGAGGCACCTAAGACACTAGTGATATTAGAATCTAATTCACTAAGAAAATCTTCATAAGCTTTTTCATTAAAGTAGAAAGAAAGTCCATCAAAATACTTATCTAGCACATCTTTAATAAAAAATGATTCTTGACTTGAACTCATAGCATCTGGATCAAATGATACAATAAATGGACCACCATTAGAAATTACTTTGAATTCTCCGTCTAAATCTTTCTTATAGACAGTAAGTTCATACAATCTAAAAGAATAATTATTGTCTAAGCCATCATAAGGCTCTAATTTAATTGAAAATTCTTCGTTTGATTTTGAAAAACCAGCAAATCCAAAGATAGGATATAGATTCGAAAAATCATTACTATCAAATAAATCTGTACTAATAACTTCAAGATTATTTACAGCTGCTTCAAATTCATTTTTAGAATTAATACTTTTACTAGAAATTACTACTGGTCTAATTAATAAGTTCTTGCTATCAATAGGTAATGTTGTTTGCGGATCGGTAACTGGAGTAGCAACAACCGCACTTATATCTGAACTTAGGAATGGTCTAGTCGAAACATAACCTTTTACATCAGATTCATCAGTTAAAAGTACTACAATTTTTGAAACTTCTGGTTCAAGAGGAGTAAAAAAATCATTGAGAAAAGTGCCGGCTACAACGACTTCTTCACCACTTTCGACTGTTATAATATTTTCACTAGTTCCTATCTGAATACTTTCATCATGCCTATTGATAGGTTCACCTAATTGAGTATCACTTAACTCTGTTAAATTTTTTTCTCCATTGAAAAAATCTACTATATTTTTAACATCATTAAGACCATATAATTTTACTTTTGTCTTTAAAGTAAATGGAGAAGTATTTTTTAATTTTAAAGAAAAATTATAAGCGATTATTGCTTCAGCGGTTCTAACTTCTTTTGGAGTAGTAATTTCTGAAACATTTAACTCATAGCTTTTAGCTGAACTCTGAACAGCTAAAATTGCATTAGGTAAAAAAGCATTATCTGGAACAACTCTCATAATTGATGCAGAAGCTCCAGCATCTAAAGCCTGTATTGCATCAAAAATAGCTTGACCATGTTTTTTAAAATTAGGTATACCATCAAATGTAAATTCTCTCAATAAATCAGAAACAGAATTAAAAGTTAAAAACTCACTATCTCTTCCTTTATCTGATGTAATAACCGACAAAAAAACATTTTCTTTTGGTAGCTCAACTTCCGTATAATCATTCTTATCAATTATATTCGAAGTTATTAAAGGACGCATTGCCATTTTTATCTCCTTATTTTTTTTAAGTTTTCTTCTAAGAAAATTATTTAATATAATGTTACCTAATATTCAGTATAATTTAAATAATATTTTTCTCTAAAGGAGAAGAAATTTTGTCACTATCTGTCTTAGTTCTTTGAACAGAAACTTGTAAGGCTCTATTCATGTCTTCAAAAGTTATAGCGCTAAAATTAGAAGAAATATGAGGAATGTCTTTAATGTTAAATAGTTTAAAATCAGTCTCTTTAACAGAATTACTTTCTCCTATCACCGTTCTAAACTTTTTTGATATATCTTTTTTATATCGTGCAAGCTCAGATATAATAGATTCTAATATAAGATTCGGTATTCTTAAATTGACAGAATGGAACTTTATACTGTCTATATAATAATTGAATATATTAGTATATCCTACTATCGATGGAATTTTGCCAGCATGCAGCATCTTAGAAATAAATCTTTCAACAAAATCAACACTCTGTTCAAATTCATTAGGACATAAAATCATATCTTTAGTATAAAAAAGAACATAACATTCAGTTTTCTCATTTAAATCAACTACATATTCTTCTATACTGGCTGGTTTTAATTCTAAGAAAGTAGGAAGATGTAGTAAATAGATTTTTTCTTTAGGAGAAAATTCATAATTATTGGATATAGAAAAAAATACTAAACCGATTGTTTTTATAGTATCGTTTGTAACAAATTCTGCAATATTATAATCTTCATCAAAATATTGCTTTGGTATAAGAATTCTCAAATTAGGAACATTTACGAAGTAATTGTTGTCCTTGAGAATAAAAAAATTTTTATCCATTTCTTTCTCTTTTTTTAACTTTTGTCAAGAGGAGTCATATAACTAATTTCTTCTCTTTCTTTTAATTTTTTATAATTTTCCGTTTTCTTAAAATCTTCTTCAATTTTGCTATGAACAACATTTAGCTCTTCTTCTTCTAGCAATTTCTCTTCTACTTTATTTTCTTTCTGTTTATTAACAAAATCTTTTAGACTATTTATGAATCTTTCAGATTTAGAAAAGAAAATTGAGAGGAAGTAAGATATAGTGAAGTAGTTATCTTCGATGTTAGAGTTGAGAGTATATTCAACAAATCTGACAAAGATACTAGAAAATGAAACAATTTCTTCTTTAGAATATCTTGCAAAAGTATCTAAGATAGAATGATATGAATAATTTTTATCAGATTTTAATTTTTCTTCAACCTTGTACATATTTGTAAAGAATAATTTTGGGTCTTCTTTATATTTGGTTATATCTATATCAGATAAAAAACTAAAAGATTTACTTTTTATAATCTGTTCTCTAAGATTTTCATATCTTTTAATCTTTCCCTTAATGCTTTCAATCAAAACAGAATTATGTGATAATTTCTGTTTTTCTAATTGAGAGTTTAAAGCAGATATTACCGAAGATATTCTCCTTTCAAAATCTTCTAAGGAAGAATTCCTAAATTCATTAGAGATATCGTTTATCTGAGAGTAAATACGACTATTAGAACTTTCTACTTTTTTAAGAGCTTCTACAGCTTTATTAAACGACCTTTTCTTATAGGCTTTAGCTCTTAAAATATTATTCTGTTTTTTAACTCTTTTTCTTCTTTCTTGAGACTTTACAGTTTTCCTTGAGACGTTTTTCATTTTTTTCCTTAGAATTTGATGGAGTTTATTTTATTTATAATTTTAATATTTAAATCTTCTCTAATAGAATTTACTTTGTAATAATCTTTAAAAAAATCTTTATTAAATTTATCATTAAAGAAAAATATTTTATTTTTACTTCCAACAAAAAGATTTTTAATAATGTCAGTAGATAAACTCTCATCAATCTTACTAATAAAATCTTTGAAGAAAGATAAAGAATCCATCTCTTTAATTTCATCATTCACAAAATTTATAACATTATCTATATCTTGAACGATGGCTAAGACCTTTTTATATAGAAAATCGTTGCTAGAATTATTTACTTCATTCTGAAGATTCTTTGTAAAATAAATGGAACTTATCTCTAAATGTAACTTTTTAAATATAAGGTCTTTTTCCATTAATATTTTCAAAGATACATAATCTATAAAATTCTTCTGGCAACCCATTACAAAGAAATTATAGAGCGGAATCAGACTATTCCTTATAAAACTAATAGAATGTTCATTCCATTCATCTTCTGAAATTATTGTTTCTATGCCGACTTCTTTAAGGATATTAAAGAGAATTTTTAAAAGAAATCTCTTTTGTTTTCCGTCAAAGATTTTTAAGATAGAAGTATCTTCTAAATGTTTGTTGTAGATTATATCATACTGCGTGAGTAATATTTTTAAACAATTAATCTTATTTGTTTCATTGAAAGAAAATCTATTTTTAATATTATTTTCGAAAAACATCTCAATAAACTTTTCGCTTGTGAGATCATTAAAAATAGTATCATATTGATCGGTTTTTATTGCTTCATAATATAACTCAATATTATTTTTTAATTCAGTTTCCATATCGTATATTCCTATATTTTCCATAATTTTTTACCTTTTATTTAAATCTGAAATCATTTCTCCAAGTCTGCTAGTATAATTTTTCTTTGGTTCAAACTGATAAACTTCTTCTCCAGTTAAGATTTTTTTAATCTTATCTGCTACAATATTGTTTTTTTTCTTATCTAAAAAAGTTTTAAAGAACTTTTTAAAAGTAGTCTGCTGAGAGGCGTATCTAACCAAGAGCCAGCTAAGAATAACATCATCATGTTCCCCATATCTATGCTCTATTTTATTTTTTTTATTTCTCTCAAGAGTAGTTAAATCACTGTACGCTAAATCGTTAAAAAAGAATTGAGGATTTTCAACTATATCGTCTGAAAGAAAATCAAACATCTCTTCTCTGCTGTTTCCTGTCGTATTTACTCCATAGATTCTTGTCTTTTCTTTTCTATGGTCAAAACCTAATTCATTTATATTCTTTATGCCTGTTTTAGTGGCAGTCTCGAATTCTTTATAAAAATAAAATATTCTATTCCTAATCGAGAAGTATTCTTCTTGCTCTAACAAATCGGTTATAATCGGCAAACCATAATTATTTCTTTCAGGTATTATAAACGCTTCTTTTAACCATTCAGTTAATATTATTTTTAATAAAATTTTTAACTTAGTAGTGGATATTTTTGGAGACTTAAATATAGCATGAGAAACAAGAGTCTTAGGGTCTATAATGTTTACGACAGTATTATCTATACTTAGACCTCCTCCTATATCGATACCTATAGCATAAGGGTAATCTTCCTTGATTTCTTTATATACTGAAAATTTATAGGTTTTATTTATCACCTTATAATATATTGGTTCTTTTAGATTTTCTTTTATAAATTTCAAACTTTCTTCTGTAAAAGGAGAACTAGAAGAAGCATAACTCCACTCTATATCCACTTCTCTCTGTATATCTGCCGCATTCCAGTTTAAAGACCTACACTGATTTTCATACCATTCATCTGATAAACCTAATTCAACTCTATTATACTTTATATACATAAAATCATTTCTAGAATTTTCTCTTACATAATTATCAAGATCAGCTTTAGAAAAATCATACAAACTTTCATCCCATACCGCAGCCATGTCTATCATTTCTTTAATATATTTAGCGGTTGGATCTTCCAAATAGTTAGGAGTGGTAGCAAAAAGCTTAAAATATGGCTTCTTATTTTTCTTAGCAGATTCCGAAGCTTTAGAAAGGACTGGGGAAGCTGATGCATAAACTGCTGAAAAAAATTTAACAAATGCTACCTCATCCCAGAATAAGATAGGAGAAGTTAATCCTCTTCCAAGTTTATTTGCTTGCTCTATAGAAACAGGAGAAGAAAGAGCTTGAATGCTATTATTTAAACTTTTCTTAGTAATTCTTTCTATATTATCGTCATCATTTTTGTCAAATTGCTTTATATAGCTCGGAAGTAATTTATGTATAGCTTTATATCGTGAAATATTTAATTTTGAATCATCAAACACTTTATTTCCAAAAAGTATATCTGTATTTATTGTCGAGAAATTATATATCCAATCTATTAAAGCTATTGTTGTAATAGTCTTTTTATTCTGTCTTGGAAGTATAACAATAGTATTTATATTGTTTAAAGCACAATACAACATAGCTAATGTACCATTATTTAATTGGAACTTAGTATAACCTCCAGATTCTGGAAGTCTTAATATTTCTCTAAAATAATAAAAAGGATTGATAGTTATTTCATTTAAAACTCTTGTTTTAAGTTCAATACTTAATTTTTCATAAAGAGGGTTTATTTCCGCTAATTCTTTATCGTATATCTTCAAAAAGAATTTATTATTATTTATATTTTTATTTTTCAGATTTTCATACATTTCGATAAAGTTTATATTATCTGTTGATATCTGATAAGAATAATTTTTCATTTTTCACCTTATTATTAATTTATTATTTTAAAATAACTTTAAGTATCTGAATTTTAAAATTTAATATAGAAAAAAACTTTCTAATAAACTTTTTTTTTTCAAAAAAACTTATAAATAAAACAATACTATATTATTAAAAAAATTAATAAGAAAAAGGGAAAACTATGAAAAAAATTTATGCAGTAAAGAAGCTATCTTTAATACATAATGAACTTATTCAAGAAATTTTTAGTAATATTAGCAATTTTGATTTTGAAAAGGTAATAATAGTAAAATTAGCTAAAGAAGAAATATTTCTTCCAAATAAAAAATTTATTTATAATCTTATAATATTAAAACCATACTTTGAATTTGATTATACTCTACTTTCCAAATCTGATTTCGTTTTAAACTTTGATATCAAAAAACATGAAGAGATTATGAATAAATACATAGAAATATTCTCTTCTTATGATTTAGAAAGACTTAAAGAAATCTTAAATCAGATTACTGAAGAAGTTTCCACTCTCGCTGGCTATATTAACCTGATTAAAGGAAATACGATAGACCTTTATTCGATAATTTTAGCAACAAGAAATAATAAAAAAATCTATGATTATATGAATTATAAAATAGATAAGAATAAATCTGTTAGCAGTGCGGAAAAGAAACTATATGAGATTACCAAAGAATTCTATAAAGAAATGGCAAATGAAAAGACATGTTTAACGCCTTTTATAGAGAGTAAAATTGGTTTTGAACCTAAACAGATAAGAGAAACATTTATAAATGTTGGTTATAAGCCGGATCTTTTCGGTAATATCATTAAGAGACCTGTAAATACTTCTTTACTTCGAGGTATTGATAAGACGGATTATTTTAATTCTTCAATAGGAACAAGAAAAGCTCTTATTATTAATTATAAGAATGTAAAGAAAAGTGGTTATCTTACTAAAAAGTTATTATTGTTGACAGCAGATTTAATTTTTAATAATGAGAAAGACTGTCACAGTAAACATTACCTTTCTGTAAAGATTAGTAACGATGATATATTTAAAAGATTCTTAGGAAGAAACTATTTAGATGAAAAAACTAATAAACTTAAAGTATTAGGAAAGACTGATACAAATTTAATCGGAGAAATAGTAAAGTTTAGGTCTCCTATTACATGCGCCAGTAAAGAAGGAATATGCAATACTTGTTACGGAGAAAAACTTCATGAAATCAATAAGGATCTCCGACCAGGGCTGTTAGCCACTCTACTTCTCACAAATCAATTTACACAAAATCTTTTATCATCTAAACACTTACTAAAAGTGGATACTGATGAAATAGATTTAAGTATGTTTGAAGAGTATTTTGTTTTTTCTGAAAACTATCTCATTCCAAAAAACATTAATTTCACAATAATGATAAATAAAGCTGATTTAAGGTTTACAAGTAATAATACTACTTATACTCAAAAGATTCATATTGTAAAATCTAATAAAAAGATTATAGAATTAGAATCTAAAGTAAAATTATTCTTGACAGAAACTCTTTTAGATAAAATTTATTCTTCTATTGATTCTATGGTGAAAATACATTCTTCTAACTTACAAAATGAATGCTTCGAAATAATTGTTGAAAATAAAGAATTTTCAAAATCTTTAGAAAAAATCAATGAAGTATTAGAAACTAAAAATCATCTTATAGATTCTCAAAATTATAATAAGGTTTATAATTACTTTTTGTCTCTTCTGAATATTAACAAGATAAGTATCAATTCTTGTCATACTGAACTAATTTTTAGAAGAATGATAAGAAATGAGAAAAATGAAGTCCCTGATTTTTCAAAAAAAGAATTAGAAGCTTATACACTATTGAGAATTTCATCGGCTATATTCAAAAGCAATTCTGTATCTTTAAGTTTATCATTCGAAAGAGTAAAATTACAATTAAAGACTCTAGCTTTTTATAATTACAACAAAGAGAGTCTATTAGATATATTTTTTAAGACGGAGATTTAAGTGATAGAAATTAGAAGAAGCAGAATATTAATATTCAATCACAATGACAATCTAAAATTAAAGAAGAAATTAGATTGGGAATTAGGAAAATGGGAGCAGTCTATATACAACTATAAGTTTAAATTAATTAATGATTTAGATTTAAAGTACATAGCCATTCCAAGATTCTATGATCCGAAGAATATTTTGTATCAAACTAAATACGATAAAATTATTAGAAATGATATTTCTGTTTATTTCAATAAAAATAAAAGTATAAATCTAAATAGAAATGTTACTTGGCATGAGAAAGAAAATATAGCTAGAGTACAGATTGAAGCATATAATTTTTTAATGAATTGTACTTCGCCATTAAAAATGATAAATCTTACTACTGGTTATGGGAAAACTTTCTTAGCCATAAAATATTTCGTAGAAAAAGAATATATTCCTTTGATAATAGTAAATAGAATTGAATTAGTTAAACAATGGATATCGGGAATTGTGAAGTTTACTAATATAAAAGAAGATGATATTTTACATATCAAAGGAATGAAAAAATGTATGAGCATTATAGAAGATAAAGATATAATTAAAAATAAAAAAGTATTTATTGCGACCTATAATACTCTTACATCTTTGATTGATATGAACATCAATCTTTTTAATAGGCTAGTCCAAAATTTAAGAATAGGGATAAAGATATTCGATGAAGCACATTTGGAAATGAGAAGATTGTTTCTTATAGACTCTTCTGCCGATATATTTGAGACCTTATATTTAACTGCGACTCCTGCAAGAAGTTCCAGAGAAGAAGATAAACTTTTGAAATATATTCTTCCTTTTAAATCTTCTTATTCTAACAGAGAAGAAAGAGATTTTTATCATAGAATCATGATTATAGAATATAGAACTAATCCTAATTTAGATGAAGAGTATGATATATCAAATTCTAATAAACGAGGTTTTAGTGTTTATAAATGGTCTGATTATATCTATGATAAACATTGGGAACTATTCTCTAATAAATTAATGGACATGATAGAAATTCTCGATAAGAAAAAAGTTAAAAAAATGGCTATTCTATTAAGTCAGAAAAAAGATATTGTCAGATTGAGAGAAGATATCTTGAAAAAATTCAAATTAAACGTTGGAGTATTTGCGGATATCAGAGAATTTAAGGACAACAAACAATTAGATTCTGATATAATACTCACTACTGATAAATCTTTTGTAACAGGAATAGACGTTAAGAATTTAAAAATAGTAATAAACACTATATCTTATAACTCTCCAACTGTTGCTGAACAAGTTATCGGGAGATTGAGATATAATGACGAAAAAGAAATTCTATATATTGACTTTTGTGATGTTTCATTTATGAAAATAGAAAGACAAAAGAAAAATAGAATAATGTTATATAGAAAAATTGCCAAAAAAATAATCCTAAAAGGGGAAATAAAGTAATGAATGTAGAAATGAGTTTAGAGAGTATAGACAGCACAATATTACGAATAAGGAACCTTGCAGTTTCTCAGATAGTCTATTACGCAAATAAAAACAAAGATAATGTAAGAATAGATTCCTATCAAGAGAAAGAATATACTAAAGAAAAATATGGTATGAAACTTCCACTAAAAAGTGCTTATTTAAAGTTATCAAGCTTTATTTCAATAAAGATATCAGGAAATACAGATAAATTAGAAATGGCTTCTTTTGATAGTATGAGCTTCCAAGACTTCCTGAGAATTTTAAAAGAGATACTGAATGATGTAGTTAATAATAGAATCTTTGTTAAATTAAATAATGGAACAATCCTTCTTAATGCAGAACTAAAGAAAAGTGGTGTTCCAGAATACTACTCTATAGAGAATAATTTAAAAAAGAATTTAATAATTTCTTACATTATAAACGATAATATTCCTTTTATTAGTTTTAGTATAGGAGATAATGTTGAATGTTTAGACTTATTCGTTTTTGAAAATTTTTATAATTTTCTAAATAAGATCGATTTCTATAATTCATCACTAAACTTATATAGTATTGGTCTTAACTCAAATAAAAAATTCTTTAGTCTTAGTAAAAGAGATTTATGAAAAAAGAAGAAAGTAAAAACGAATTTTTAAAACTAACTAAAATTGAAGGAAATATTCCAGATAGTAATCTGGTATTATGTTTGGAATTTCCGGATACAGTTTTAAAACCTAAAAGAGAAAATAAAAATGTTTCTATTAGAAATTCTATAAATAAAGAAAAAATCTTCTATCAGATAAAAGAAGATGATGAAAGCTTTGTTAAATTAATTAAGAATGAAATAAACGATTCTAAAATATCGTTACAAGATTTATATAATAGTAAGCTTTTTAAAAATAATTCAGAAGCTTATAATCTTTATTATAGTTTAACAAAACACAGAAATATAACAGAAGAACGTTTGAAAAAGTGGCTTTCTGTTTTAAATAAAAAAATTTTTATTTATATAACTAAATAGAAAAAAAAATTAAAAAGGGAGATAGTAAAACTATCTCCTTTTTTAATTAATACTTCGAAAAATCTATCGATGAATATCTCTCTAATATTGAACGTTTATTCTTACTAGTCAGAGAAATTTGATCTTCTTCTTTCAAAGCTTTATTCAATTTTTTAATGTAGTTAATAAGTTTATTATAAGGCATCTTTGATACTTCTTCAAAATCTAACACATTAATTTGAACTTCTAAACTATCGTCACTGTTATCTTCGGACGTAATTTCAACAGAACTTTCTTCAACAACTTCCTCTGCTTTTTTTTCTTCTTGTTCTGTTATCTTAAGCTTTTCTTGTTTAGGCTTTTCTTGTTCGATTTCTTTTTTATCTTCCTTTAACTTTATAGGAACATCTAAGACTTTTACATTGAATCCTAAACTTCTTAAATCTGATATTTGCTTCTCATTTAATTGTATGGGAGAAAAGATTGGTCCATTACATTGAAGAAGTGGAATAAAACCAGAATTAAGTATAGTGCATTTAAAATAATTCATTTTTCCTCTTTTTTTTTATTCTTCTTCTGGTACATCATTATTCATATTATCTAAGAACTCGTTATCTAAATCATTGTCAGTTGTAAAATCTTCTTCATCTTCTTCAGTTGCTAATTCGATATCTTCACTATCACTAGGAGCTTCATCGTCATCAACAGAAACTGCTACTTCATCTTCTTCTGTTGCTAATTCTTCTTCTTCTTCATCATCAACAGGAACTACTACTTCATCTTCTTCTGTTGCCACAACTTCTTCTTCTTCTTCCTCATCATCAACAGGAACTACTACTTCATCATCCTCTGTTGCGACAACTTCTTCTTGCTCTTCATCATCAACAGGAACTACTACTTCATCTTCTTCTGTTGTTAATTCGATATCTTCACTATCATTAGGAGCTTCATCGTCGTCAACAGAAACTGCTACTTCATCATCCTCTGTT